CTATGTTGCCTTTGGTGTTTTCGATGTTGGCACCCAAGTGGCGGCGCCCTCATCCTCGTCTTCAAGGGAGTAGGGTCGGAAGCTGCATACAGGCTTGCCCGCCCAGGCATTCAGCTCATCCTTGATGCGCGACTGCAGCGGCCGGATTTCGTTGCGAGCGAACACCTTCGCGGCCTTCTCCACATCCCCGAAACCGCCCACGTTGTTCGGTGCCATGCCCATCAGCTGGGGCGGAACCCGATGCGCGGCCAGCACGTCATCCCTGCTGCTGGCCTTGATGTTCACGAATTCGTCTTTAGCCGCCACCTCGCTGATGGGAATCAGCTTGATGCCATCGGCCTTGCCGTTGGGCGCGTAGTAGAAAAGGTTCTTGAAGTTGCCCACGCCCTTGGACTTGATGAGCTGATCGCGCATTGCCTCGATATCTTCCTCATGCTGGGCGGGGTCGGTCACGTAGAGGATGAAGCCAGCGTGCGATCCGTTGGCGTAGTAGCGCCGCCGGAACAGCGTGGCCGCCTCGTTGAGCAGGGCCGACTGCACGGCGCCCAGGTACTGCGGCAGGCCGTATACCTCCTGATGAATGTCGGGCTCCCGCAGGTGGAAGACCTGGCCAGCCGGGAATTCGTGCTCGTTCTGAAAATCGCTGATCTGGAAATATTGCCCGGCCTCTTTGCCGCGCCGCGTGTACTTGCCAAGCGTGTGCTCCAGCCGCAGCAAGTCCCCCACCAGATTGCGCCGGCTTTCCAGATAGCCATTGCCCAGCGTGAGGTAGTCCAGAGCGAAGGCCTGGAAGGCGCCGGGCGAAAGATAGGGCGACGGCATCAGCGTGCTGGTCAACACGTTGACCTTGAAGCGGATGGCGGACTCATGATGAGCACCGACGCGCAGCATGCGCGCCAGATCAGCAAAGCTGACAGGCGGCTCATACCAGCGGCCGTTATCCATGCACTCGATGTATTCGAGGATGGAAGCGCGACCGCCCACCACTGGCTCAGGATCGCCAAAGGTGAACATCACAGAGCGCGCGGGGCCTGCGGGCGCGGATTCGGCGGCAGCATCATTGCCGGGCGCTGCGCTGGCCTGGGTGGCTTCGGTCATTCGGATATCTCCACAAAGGATTGCGAGAGCGTGGAGCCGGCGAACTCGGTCCCCTGCTCCAGTGGTTCGTTGGAAAGCGCATTCATGGTTGCCCACGCCAGATCACCGTGGCCGGTCTGCTCCGAACGGCCGCTGCTGTAGGTGATGGAGCGGCCCGTGGGCGTCATCTCCTGCTTGACCGACATGAAGCTGGCGGCCATTTCCTTGTCGTCCTGGTCGAACTCCAGCCGGCCGGCGCGCAGCACGGTCTGGGCCTTGAGCACCAGCAGGATCTTGGCTTCGAGGCTGTAGCGCAGGCCGCGCACGGCGGGAAAGAACTTGCGCACAAGCTGGTAGACGCCCTGCCCCATGCCGGTTGTGTCGATGGTCATCTTCTCGACGTTGAACTGCTGGCAGATGCGCTGGATTTCCGCCGCCTGGTCCTCGTACTCCATCTTGTGCATCTGCTTGCGGTACAGGATGCGGAACTTGCCACCGGGCTTTTCAGGCGGCGCCAGGACCACCAGCGCGGACTTGTCGCCGGTATGGCTGGGGTCATATCCAACCCAGACGCCTTTGTGCCCAAAGGGCCGCTGTGTGAAGGCCTTGAAGTCCTTCCATGCCTCCCAGGGGTCCACCATGCCGCGCTGGAGCAGCGACAGCGGAAACACGGCCAGCGCGTCATCCATGAACTGGCACAGGTACAGATTGGCGAAGACAGTGGCGGCCTTGGTGGAGCGCAGGTTCTCGATGTCGAACAAGGTACAGCCGCCGCGCTCGGCATCCTCGACCGTGACGATGTGGCGCCAGATGCCGTCCGCGCCTCGAAAGCCATTGGCCAGGTGCTCATGGCGCAGGTCGATGTCCAGCTTGCGGTCGGTGATGTGCGAGCCGTTCCACAGCGCGTAGGCCTCATGCTGCAGGCTGGAGGGAGTGCTGAAATAAGTCAGGCGCCACTGCTTGTGCGACGACATGCCGCTGGCCACGTTGTTCAGCTCGGTGAAATTCGTGGTCCAGAAATATTCATCGAAGTACAGATTGCCGTGGTAGCTCTGGGCCGTGCGCGAGTTGGTGCCCAGGAAAATCAGCTCGGCCCCATTGGGCAAGATGATGGGATCGCCTGTGAGCGTGACACCAATCTCTTTCTTGACGAAAGCGATGATGTAGTTGCGGAACACATGGGCCTGGTTCTTGCTGGCCGACAGGAAAATCTGATTGCGCCCCGTCTGGAGCGCATCAATCAGCGCCTCGCGCGCAAAGTACCAGGTGGCGCCGATCTGCCGGCTCTTGAGGATCTGCCGGGTGCGCTCCATGGCTGCGCCCCACCAGGTGCGCTGGTAGTCAAACAGCGAATCGAGGAAGGCTTTGCAAAGCACGTCCACCTGCTCGGGCGTGATGGCGTTCTTTTCCGGCTTCTTCTTCGGCCCGGCATTGCGCAGCTCGATGTTGGGATTCAGGTCACTTTCGCGGCCCGTCTGCCCATACTTGTCGATACGCGCCAGGCGCTCCATCTGCCGCGTGAGCAGGTCGATTTCCTTGAAGTCGCCGCCCGTCTTCTGATCCTTGTTGATGAGCGACACCAGGCGCGACTCCAGCGTGCCGGCCACGCGGTCCACGGGCTTGGCCTCTTCCCAGCCATCAGCGCGCGCCCAGCCGATCAACGTGGTGCGCGGCACGCCCAGGCGCTCGGCGATGTGCGTGAACTTCCAGCTCATCCAGAACAGTGCCCTCGCTTCGCGGCGCACCCCGGCGCCGCCGTCCACGGGACTGGACGGGCCAGCCGGCAAACCTGAGCCCGCCGCTGTGGGCAGGCCATCGAGGCCGAAGGGCAGAGGGTTGTCGGCCTGCTTGGTGGGCTTCTTCGCGGCGGTCTTGGTGGGCGCTTTCTTGGCCGATGCCGCTGCGCGATGCGGCGCCGGCCTGGCGCGTTTTGCAGTGCTGGGCATGACTGGGAGTTTGTCCCGCGCGCGCGCGAAAAGCAGCATGCAAAAACTGTCACTCGCCTAGCCACAGAGCGCGCTGATTGCTACAAAACTTGCACCGAAAGAACATAGGCACCAGATCAACTCTCACCACTGGCTGCACGCTATGAGCAAGAAATTTTTCCGGGTCGCCACCGAAGGCAAGACGGTGGATGGGCGCGAAATCAAACGCGAATGGATCGAACAGATTGCCAACACCTACAGCCGCGCCAAGTACGGCGCGCGGGTCTGGGTGGAGCACCAGCGCAGCATGTGGCATGACAGCCCATTCAGCGCCCAGGGCGACGTGCTGGAAGTCGAGGCCCGCGAGGTCGAGGACGGCCTGCTGGCCCTGTTCGCAAGCATCAAGCCGCTGGAATCGCTGGTGGCCATGAACCGCCAGGGCAAGAAGATTTACAGCTCCATTGAGGTGGAGCCCAACTTCCAAGGCAAGGGCGAGGCCTATCTGATGGGCCTGGCCGTGACCGACAGCCCGGCCAGTACCGGCTGTGAAGCACTTTCGTTCTCGGCCAAGGACGGCAAGAAGCTCTTTACGGAATTCATCGAGACCGAGCTGGACTACGGCGATGACGAGCCCGAGGCAGGCCCGGCCCGCGATGGAGTGGTTTCCAAGCTGCTGGCCAAGTTCAAGCGCCTGTCCGGCCGCCAGGAAACCGGCGAGAAATTCGCGGCGGAAATGACCGAGGCCATGCAGGAGGCCGGCAACGCCATGGAAGCGCTGGACGGCAAGGTGTCCAAGTTCGGCACCGAGCAGCAAGACCTGCGCAAGAAGCTGGAGGAACACCTGGAGGCCTTCGCCGAGTTCCGCGAGAAGGTAGAGAAAACCGACAGCAACCCCAACAAGCGACCGCTGAACACCGGTGGCGCCGGCTACGAGAAGGCCGACTGCTGACCCCTGGCCAGCCCACTACACCAGACCGAGGAAACCGACATGCAAAAGCTCACCCGCCAGCAATACAACCAGTTCTTGAAGGACCAGGCCCAGCTCAATGGCGTTGAAAGCGCCGCCGAGAAGTTCGCCATTGAGCCCAGCGTGCAGCAGCGCCTGGAAACCAAGATCCAAGAGTCCAGCGAGCTGCTCAAGCGCATCAACATCGTGCCGGTCACGGAAATGGAAGGCGAAAAGCTCTACCTGGGCGTGACCGGGCCGATTGCCAGCCGCACCAACACCCAAACCAAGGACCGCCAGACCCGCGATGTGAAGGCCATCGACGGCACGAAATACCGCTGCGAAAAGACCAACTACGACACCCACACGCGCTACCAGACCCTGGACATGTGGGCGAAGTTCAAGGACTTCCAGCCGCGCCTGTCCCGCAGCATCTACGAACGCTGCGCCCTGGATCGCATCATGGTGGGCTGGAACGGCATCAGCGTGGCCGCAGACACCGACCTGGTAGCCAACCCGCTGCTGCAGGATGTGAACATCGGCTGGCTGCAGCAGCTGCGCAATACAGCGCCCGAACGTGTGCTGCATGAAGTCGTTCAAGGCAGCGGAAAGGTCAAGGTCGGCCACAGTGCGGGCAATGACTTCAAGACCCTCGATGGTCTGGTCTACGACGCCTACAAAACGCTGCTGGACCCCTGGCATGCCGAAGCCGCGGATCTGGTGGCGATCACAGGCCGCGACCTGATGCACGACAAGCTGTTCCCGCTGGTCGATGGGCAGAAGGCGCCCACCGAGATCCTGGCCGCCAGCATCGTTGCGAGCCAGGCCCGGCTGGGGCGCCTGGCGGCCAACGCCGTGCCGTTCTTCCGTCCCAATGCCATCCTGATCACCAGCTGGTCCAACCTGTCCATCTACTACCAGGAAGGCGGGCGCCGCCGGTCGATTCTGGACAACCCGAAGCGCGACCGCGTGGAGACCTACGAAAGCTCCAACGATGCATTCGTCATCGAAGACCTGGGCAAGGCCGTGCTGATCGAAAACATCGAGATCGAGCCCGAAGCCTGATAGCAGCCAGCGCGCCGGCTCTGAACGGGCCGGCGCCACACCAGCGGGGAACCCATGAACCAATCACCAGCCCAGCGGCACCGCTTGCGCGTGCTGGCGGCCAAGCAGGCACAGCAGGCGGCCGATGCCGGCGCGCACGGCGAGGCCACAGGCTCGGCCTATGAAATGCAGCTGACGCAGCTGCACCAGTTCCGCCTGCGCCTGAAGGACGTGCAGAGCCTGGAGCGGCGCGCCGAGATGAAGCGCACCATGCTGCCCGAGTTTGACGACTACATCGACGCGGTACTGCAGGCCGCGCCAGGCGTGCAGGACGACGTGCTGGCCACGGTCCTGCTGTGGAGCCTGGATGCAGGGATGTATGACCGAGGCCTGGCGCTCGCCAAATACGCGCTGGAGCACGGGCTCAAGATGCCCGACAGATTCGAGCGGCCCGTGCAGACCATCGTGATCGATGAGGTAGGTGAGGCCGTGATGGCGGGCCGGCTGGCCGGCAAGGATGCAGTGCGCATCACGGCCGAGGTCATCGCCATGACCGATGGCCTGGATGCACACGACCAGGCCCGCGCCAAGCTCTACAAGGCCGCCGGCTGGGCGCTGCTGGGCAAGACATCGAGCAGCGATGTGGACATGGAGTCCCGTCCCATCACCGCATGCCGCAAGGCCATGCCGCTGCTCAAGCGCGCCTTCGAGCTGGACACCCGTACCGGCGTGAAAAAAGACATCGAGCGGCTGGAGCGCCGCCTCAAGAAAGAGGCATAGCTCCAACCGCCGAAACCGAGCGTACCCCGCGCCCGTGGCGGCCCCAGGGCAAGGACAGCTGACACAGCACCGTCCAACGCCCTGGGCCACCGCCACACCTCAACACCGGAGCCTGCATGTTTGTATCCAACGTCAACCCACCGAACCAGAGGCCAACGGGCACCGTTGCCGGCGATGGCTGGTGGCCCGATGTGGACGCCGACCGCATGCTCAAGGAATGCCGCTTTGACGCGACCGTGACCCCCGAGCGACTGCGCCAGGCCGTGGTGCTGGCAGTGGCCGATATCACCGGGCAGCTGGAGGCCTGGCGGGCCGAGCAGGAGGCCGCCGGCCATGACGCCCTGGACAAGGTGCCAGCGCGCCAGGTGGACGGCAAGAGCGTCAAGCCTGCGCAGTTCCTGCGGGCCGTGCAAAGCCATGTGCAGGCCGAGCTGGCCGAGGCCTACCGCGATCTGGACACCCTGCCGAACGGAGAGGGAAAAGAAGGGCGTGTGCTGTCCCGCCTGGAGATCCGCGTGGACACATTCCAGCGGAACCTGCGCAACGCCATCGCTGACTTGCGCGGCCGGCGGCGAACCATCGTGGAGCTGATCTGAGATGGCCACACCCGAAAACATGCAGCAGGGGCTCGCTGTGCGCGCGCACGCGCATGACACGCTGGACGGACTCGTATGGCGCCATCTGGGTGCCACAGGCGGAAACGTGGAGGCCACCCTGGCCGCCAATCCGGGTCTGGGACGGATTGCAGACGACTTGCCAGAGGGGCACCTTGTGCGCCTCGTCACCGCGCCGGCACCGACCCGCCAGCGCGTTTACCTGTGGGACTGAGAGAGGGAGAAAACAGTGGCAGACAGCATCGAGAAAGTCGCCATCATCGGCAGCAAGACGGCAACCTACGGTGGCGCCATCAGCGCCGTGGTCGGCGGTCTGACGATTTCCGAAATCGGCGTCATCGTGGGCATCATCGTCGGCGTGGTGGGTCTGCTGCTGGGCCAGTATTGGCAATGGCGCAAGGACCGGCGCGAAGAACGCGCGCTCACCGCCTGGCTGGAAAACGAAGCCGGCGCGGAGACGATCCTATGAAGTGGCCCAGCAACATCAAGATTGCTGCAGGAGCCTCGGCGGTGGCCGTGGGGGTGGCTGGTCTGCTGGTTCAGTTCCTGCCCGTGGAGGAAGGCCGCAGGCTGGGCGCATACCGCGACCCCATCGGCATTCCCACAATCTGCGAAGGCTGGACCCGTGGCGTGCAGATGGGCGACCGCGCCACGCAGGCCGAATGCGACCTGCTGACCCGACAGGGCATACAGGAGGCCTGGGAAGTCTTCGAGCGCTGGGTGCCTGCCCATGTGCGCAACGGCATGCCCGACCAGACCCTGGCCGCCTTCCTGAGCTTCATCTACAACGTGGGGCCAGGGCAGGCCGGCAGCAAAGACGGCTTTGTGTGGCTCAAGAGCGGCCGGCATTCCACCATGCTGCTGCGCCTGCAGGCCGGCGATGTGCGCGCCGCGTGCGAGCAACTGCCGGCGTGGGTCACTGCCGCAGGCATTCGCCTGCGCGGCCTGGAGCTGCGCAGAGGGCGCGAAATGGCGATGTGCCTGGAGGCCCTATGAACCGTCAACGCGGAGTGATTCAATCCGCTGTGCTGTGGGCTGGGGCACTGGTTGCTGTGGCGGCTGCCCTGAGCGTGCAGCAGCTGCGCGTCAGCCACCTCAAGGCCCAGCACGCGCAAACATTGAAGGGCCTGGCGGAGAAGACAGCAAAGGCCCAGACCGAAATCACACGCTACATCGAGGCCGTGGGCCGCTATGACAGGCAGACCCGGCAGACGATGGAAGAACAGGAAAGGAAAGCCCGTGAAGAAAATGAGGCCCTGGGCCGCGTTGCTGATGCTGAACGCGCTGGCCGGCTGCGCAGCGACAGGCTCCTTGAACAGCGCACCCGTGATTTCCAAAGCATGGCCCGAAGTGCCGCCACTGCCGCAGAGCGCGAGGCAACTGCCGACGCCATCGGAGTGCTTGCCGACGTGCTCGGCCGCGCTGATGAGCGAGCGGGAATCCTGGCGTCAACAGCTGACCATGCCCGCGCCAGAGGCGCCGCCTGCGAGCGCGCATTCGACGCGGTAGCACAGCGCATCAACGCAGGCCCGCAGGCCGTGGCGCAGGAGCACCAGCATGTGGAAACTCGATAGCCTGCGCCGCCTCATCCTGCAGGCTGTGCCGAAGCTGGCCGAGAACCCGGAGAACCTCATCGTGCGGGCGATCGGCGGCCAGGTGCTGGCAACGGGGGCGGATAGCCTGTCCTATGAATACCTGTACACGGCAGAAATCACCGTGCTGGACTATGCCGGGCACGCCGATGCCCTGTTCGTGCCCCTGGTGGCCTGGCTGCGCGTCAACCAGTCCGACGCCCTGGACAACGCGGAGAAACGCCAGAAGGCGCTGCTCTTCGATGTCGAGCAGCTCAACGACACCGCCGCAGATGTCGGCATCCGCGTGCCGCTGCGCGAAGCCGTCATAGTCAAACCGGACCCGGACCACCCCACGCGCTACAGCGCGACGCACCCTAAGGAGCCATGCCACCCGGGCGGCAACTGCGTGGCCGAGCATTGGGAGCTGTACCTCAAGGATCAGAAGCTGTGCGAATGGGACATCGACGCCCCGCCGGAACGCACGCGGTTTGAGATGTAGCCATGGCGGATATGCGCGCGCTTGAACTGTGGGCCGAGTCGCTGCTGGCCAAGCTTGCGCCGGCAGCGCGCCGCCGCCTGCTGCTGGACCTGGCGCGACAGCTGCGCGCCCGCAACAGCCAGCGCATGTCCGGCCAGCAGACGCCGGACGGCGAGAAATGGGAACCCCGCAAGACCCAGGGCGACGGCCTGCGAAACAAGCGCGCCCAGATCCGCGCCCGCGCCAAAGCCCGCCGCCCCTTGTTCGCCAAGCTGCGCATGCAGCGTTGGCTCAAGGCCAAGGCCCAGGGCGATGCGGCCGTTGTGCAATTCGCAGGCCGTGCAGATCGCATCGCCCGCGTCCATCATTACGGCGAGCAGGACCGCGTGGCCAAGAACGGCCCCATGTACGACTACCCAGAACGGCAGCTGCTGGGCATCCCCGCAGAAGACGCCGACCTGCTGCGCGACCTCATCCTGCGACACCTGCACCCCTGATTTCTGTCATGTCGGCAGCCACAGCACGCGCTGCTGGGCTTCGCGCGTGCGCGGCGGCACGATGGCCGCATGACCGAAACACCGCAGCAAGAGAGCCCCTACGAGCTGACGCGGCGCCTGGAGAATCTGGTGCGCCGTGGAACCGTGGCCGAGGTCCGCGCCAAGCCGCTGAGCGTGCGCATGCGCTGCGGAGACAACACCACCGACTGGCTGCAGGTGCAGTGCCTGCGCGCCGGCACGCAGGGTTCAACCTTCTGGGCGCCGGAGGTCGGCGAGCAGGGTCTGGTGCTGAGCGTGGGCGGCGACATGGGCCAGGGCGTGGCCCTGCTGGGCCTGTACAGCGAAGCGATGGCGCAGCCGAGTGATGGCGCGGCGCACATCAAGCTCAACAAAGACAACACAGATTTCATCCGCTACGAGAACGGGACGTTGAAACTCTGCATCGGGCCGGCATCAGTGACCATTTCCCGCGAGAGCGTCCGCATCAGCACAGCGGCCGCGTGGCTCAACATAGGCCCGACGGTAGAGGCCAGTCCAGATGTGCTTGCAGCCGGGATAAGTCTGGTGCATCACGTCCATGGAGGAGTCACCAAGGGATTCAGCACCACGGAGGGGCCGCAATGATGAGCCGAACTACCGGCCGGCGCATCGGCCTTGTAGAACACCTGGTGCAGTCCATAGGCGACATCCTGAGCACGCCCATCGGAAGCAGGATTGCGCGGCGCTCTTACGGATCGCTGCTGCCGATGCTGATCGACCAGCCCGACCATCTGCAAACCGAAGCCCGGATGTATGCGGCTATTGCTTCGGCCCTGATGCGCTGGGAGCCAAGGCTGTCCATCAGTCGGCTGCGCATTGTGCGGGATACCAAAGCACCAGGCCGCGCCCAACTGGTCATTGATGGCGCGCTGCTTACCGACTATGCCCGCCACGCAAAGCCGCTGAGCCTGACCGTGGATATAGGCACAACGGGGGGCACATGACCGACCTGGCCACCCTCCCCGCCCCGCAGATCATCGAGCCGCTGGACTTCGAGCAGATACTGGCCGACCTCAAGGCCGACATACTGGCCCGCGCGCCCGAGCTGGCCGAAGTCCTCGCGCTCGAATCCGATCCCATCGTCAAGCTGCTGGAAGCCTGCGCCTACCGGGAACTGCTGTACCGCGCCCGCGTCAACGATGCCGCCCGCGCCCACCTGCTGGCCTTTGCCACGGGCGGCGACCTCGACCACCTGGCCGCGCAGTACGGCGTGACCCGCCAGGATGGCGAAACCGACGACCGCCTGCGCACCCGGCTGCAGCTGCGCATTGCCGCACTGGCCGGCCAGGGCACGCGCGAGCACTACGAATTCCACGCCCTCACGGCATCGCCCCTGGTTCGCGCCGTGCGGGCCAGCCAGGCCGCGCCGGGCAGCGTGCTCGTCATGCTGTGGGTCACCGACCAGGCGCAGGCCCAGACCGTGCGGCAGCTGGTGTCCGAGGCCCTGAACGCCGACAACGCCCGCATGCTGGGCGTGCCCGTCAATGTGGCCGTGGCCGTGCCACGCACCATCGACATCACCGCCCGCATCACCCGCACGCGCACCGCGCCGGCCGGCCTGCTGCAGCAGCTGCAGGCGCGCCTGCAGGCGGCCTTTGCCGGCATGGCCAGCCTGGACGGCAGCGTGGCGCGCAGCTACATCACCACGCTGCTGCACGTCGATGGCGTGCACGCCGTGGACTACCCGGACAACACGCGGCCCGCGCCCATCACGCCCATCGCTGCCGGCGAATTCCCGGCCCTGGGCGCCGTGGACCTGATCGACGCAGGGGTGGCCTGATGGACGCGCGCCGCAGCATCCTGCCCCCGGCATCCACCAGCCTGGAGCGCGTGATAGACACCACGCTGCCGCGCGACTGGGGCACCATGGCCGACGCGGCCGAGCCGGCCAGCACCGCCCAGCACCCGGCCCTGCTGCCCTGGCTGGCACAGCAGTGGCAGCTGGGGCAATTCGAGCGGTATTTTTCCGATCCGCGCGAGCTGCTGGCCAAGGGCCTGCCCTGGCTGCGCGAGCGTGGCAGCGCCGCCGCCGTGCGCCGCGCGCTGGCATGGCAGGGCTACCTGGCCGTGACCCTGGAAGAGGACGGCGCCCGCCTGCACATCAACCCGGGCCGCGAAGTCAGCAATGCCGATATCGCGCGCATGGCCCATGTGGTGCGGGCCAGCATCCCGCTGCACGTCCATTTCTACCGGGTGTTCTACCGCTTCGATTTGCGCGCCCTGCGCTGGGACCGCGCGCCCAAGCTGGACGGCGCCCTCTGGGACAACGACAGCGGCACGCCCGTGGACGTGGGCGAGGGTGAGCCGCCCGTTATCGGTAGCCAAGGCCGCATCAACCAGTCCCAGGCCCAGGCGCCCAAGCTCACGCCCCTGCGCAGCGCGAACCACCTGCACACCAGTGGCCGCATGCGCCGTGCCGACCAGCTGCGCCTGGATGTGTGGCGCTGGGACGGCCGCATGCAGCGCCTGGCCACAGGCGGGCAGCTGCAGTCCACCACGGGCCTGGCGCCGCAGCGCGCCCAGCATCAGCCATGGACCACCAACGGCGAAGCCTGGGCCGCCAGCGCAGGCACGCGGCCGGGCCAGTGGCCTGGCGCCGCCCACCACCTGGCGGCCGCTGCCTGCCAGCCCCGCATGGCCCCGGCCCGGGGCTGGACGGGCCGCTGGGACAGCGACCGCTGGCAGCAATCCAACATCCACAGCAAGACCACCGAATCCGAGGAATAGCCCATGCAAACACTGCAAGACGCCGGCCGCATTGCGCTGGCCAAATCCCTGGCGGCCATGGCCGTGCACATCGCATGGGGCCGTGGCGATGGAGCGTGGACCGCGCCACCTGCCAACCCATCCAACCGCACCGCGCTGCAGGACGAAATCGGCCGCCGCGCCGTGGTGGATGTGGGCTATGCCGTTCCAGGCACCGCCCAGGACCACGATATCGAGATGCCCGGCCAGGTCTACTACAAGACCAGCCCGGTGCCCACGCCCTTTCTGCTGCTGCGCACCACGTTCGGCTTTGGAGATGCCCAGGGCGAAACCGTGCGCGAGTGCGGCGTGTTCTTTGGCACGGTTGCCAAGGCCAGCGTGCCGCCCGGCCAGCGCTACCTGACGCCTGCCGAGGTCGAGAACCCCGGCACCGTGTACTGCCTGGAATACCGCTCGCCGGTCCTGCGCAGCGGCACGACCAAGGCCACCGAAGAAATCGTGATCCCACTGTGAGCCGCGCATGACCAGCTACAACCGACACGACCCCGCCAAGGGCTACACGCAGCACATCTTTCACGCCGACCGCGTGGCGCAGTCTGCAGAGCCCAACGAAATGCAGGCCCAGGCCCGCTATGCCCTGCGCCGCGTGGCCGATGTGCTGTTTGCCGATGGCGACATCACGGCCGGCGCGCGCTGCAGTGTCAATGCAGAAACCGGCGCCTGCCAACTGGAAGCCGGCAGCATCTACCTGAACGGCGCCGTGCATGACGTGGCCGCCGCCGCGCTGCAGATCGCCGTGCAGGGCACCGTCTACATCGGCGTGCACTACGCCACGCGCATCGTCACGGCCGAGCAAGACCCGACCCTGTACAACCCCGCCGTGGGGACCAGCGGCTACGGCGAGCCCGGGGCCGACCGCCTGCAGGTGTCCGTCGCCTGGGGCCTGCAGGGCCAGGGCGCAGGAGACTTCTTCCCCATCTGGACTGTTGAAGATGGCATCGTCAAGCCGCGCGAGCCCGCGCCCCAGCTCAACGCCGTCACCAAGGCCATAGAAGGATATGACCGCGACAGCACGGGCGGCACCTACGTCGTGCGCGGCCTGCAGACGCTGCCGCTGCCAGACGATGACCAGGGCCGCCAGGTCTACGCCATCACGGCCGGCGCCGCGCGTGTGGGCGGCGTGGCCATCGAAGTGCCTGCCGACCGGCGCCTCGTCTATGAAGCCAAGGCCAACATGGCCCAGGTCAACAGTGAGCCCCACAGCAGCAGCACGGATGCGCTGCAGCATGTGGCATTCGACCGCTGGCCCGTGCTGGAGCAGGCCACCCTGCGCATCACGCGCCGCAAGTCGGCCCAGGTGGTGCACGGCAGTTTCGTCGGCGCTGCCGACCCGCTGCCCGACGCCAGCGTGGTGCAGATCAACAGCGTCACACAGGGCGGAACCACGTACACCAAGGACGTGGACTACAAGCTGACGGCCGGGCAGATCGACTGGAGCCCGGCCGGCGCCGAACCCACGCCGGGCAGCACCTATAGCGTGAGCTATGACTACATCAGCACCGAGCCTGCGCAGAACCAGACCACGCGCGGCTTTGACGTGCAGGGCGCGCTGCCTGCAACGCTGATCCTCGTGGACTACCGCTATGCGCTGCGCCGCATTGACCGCATCGTGATGGGTGGCGATGGGGGCATCAACGTGGTCAAGGGCATCCCGGCGACATGGCAGCCCGTGCCGCCTGATGTGCCGGGCAACGTGCTGGCCCTGGGCAGCATCTACCAGACCTGGGAGCCCGACACGCGCCGCACCGAACCGGACAGCGTGCGCTTGGTGCCCATGCAGACCCTGGTGGCCTACCGCGATCGCATGGACCGCATCGAGCTGGACCTGGCCGAGCTGCGCCTGGCCACCGACACCGCAGGCCGCTACAGCGGCCTGAAAAAAGGCTATTTCGCAGATCCCATGATCGATGACAGCATGCGCGACCAGGGTCTGCAGCAGACCGCCATGGTGGCGGGCGGCGCGCTGCAGCTGTACGAGGCCGACAACGCCTACATGTTGGGCGATGGCAAGACCGTCCACAGCCTGGAGTACACGCTGGCCAAGACCATGGGCCAGACGGCTACCAGTCGTGCCATGAGGATCAATGCGCAGGCCACGGCGGGTGCACTGCCGGCCAGCGTTGAGCTGGTGCCCAGCGTGGACCGCTGGGAGGTTCCTGAGGCCCTCAAATATCCCAAGTTGGTGCGTTTCTACCGTCCCCTTGGCATTACTGGCGAGGAGTTCAGGGAGCAGTACCGAAAACAGATCGACAAGGATTTGCTGGATCTGAGTGGTATCACCCTGCGTCCTATCGAAGTGCAATTCGCGTTGGCCGGATTCCGCGCGCTGGAGGCCTTGCAAAGCATGCATTTCGATGGCCAGCCCATCACGGCCCACCCGCTGGCAGGTGCGGGGCTGGTGGCCAACGCGGCCGGCGTGCTGGAAGGGACATTCACGGTTCCCGAAGGCGTTCCGGTGGGCGCCAAATCCGTCGAGTTCAGGGGCGAGCACGGCACCACAGGCCGCGCGCAATACGTGGGCAGCGCGACCCTCAATCTAAAACTTGACGTCTTGGGATCGAACTATTACGGCGCAATTTTTGCCGGCTTTGACACCGTTACCTATGTCGTATAGCACCATCACCCAAATCATCACGCCCACGCGCTCCCAGCAATGCGCCGCGCTGGATCTGCAATTCACGGCATGCGGCGGCCCGGCGCTGATCGCACTGACCGCTCTGAACGATGCGGGTCTGCCGGGCCAGGCCCTGCGTGAGCAGCGCCTGGAGGTGCCGCAGATCAAGACCGATGGCACGACCACGCGCGTGACCTGGCCGGCCCTGGTCCAGCTGCAGGCGGGCACCAGCTACGCGCTGTGCGTGTCAGCCGCCGACACCGATACGGCTCTGGCTGTGGCCCAGGTGGGCGATGCCCGCCAGGACGGCACGGGCTGGGTCACGGCCGCGCCGGCCGAAGTAGGCCAGCTGCTGGAAATCAATGCCTCGGGCATCGTCACGCGCCACACCAACCGCGTGCTGCGCTTTGATCTGTTCGAGGCCCAATACCCAGCCACAGTCAAGACCGTGGAAGTCGGCGCGCAGGACGTGGAAAACGCCACGCTGCTGCTCATCAATGCCGGCGCCGAGCAGCCCGACCCCACGGCGCGCATCACCTACGCCATCGAACTGCTGGGCGCGGGTGGCACCGTGCAGCGCACCATCGAGGCCGACGCGGGCCAGCCCGTGCGCCTGGATGAGCCGCACACCGGCACCGTGCGCGTCAAAGCCACGCTGCGCGTGGGTGAGTCGGGCATGGGCGCCGTGCTGGCCCCTGCCACCCTGCTGGCCGTGGGCAGCCTGCTGCAGTCGGGCACCTACATCACGCCCGCCATCGCCACTGCGGGCGGCACCGAGCTGCGCGTGATCTTCGAGGGCACCATCCCGGCCGGAGCGGCCGTGGCCGTGCATGCGCAGCTGGGTGCCAGCGAGCAGTGGACCGAGGTGCCCTATCTGTCCAGCAGCCCGCAGACGGCCGGCACCATCGAACTCACGCACCGGCTGCAGGGCATCAACGTGGCCAGCCTGCGCCTGCGCCTCACGCTGACGGGCACCACTACCGCCCGCCCCCTGGTGGACAACCTGCGCGCCGTGGTGCTGTAGGAGGGACCATGGCTGACGATACCGTGCAAGACCTGCCGCCCGTCTTCGAGGACACGCCCCACCTGGGCCTGCCCCTGCCGCACCCCGGCAACACCCTGGAGGTGGACAACCCCCGGCTGCGCGAGGCGCTAGGCATGATTGACCAAGTGGCCCACGACATGGGCCAGGCCATTGAGGCCAGCGCGAGCCAGGAAGCCCTGCAGGCCCTGGCGCAGTCCACCGGGCAAACCATCGACCAGCTGCAGCAGCAAACGGCGCAAGTCCTGCTGCAACAGGCCCTTCGGATTGCGCAGCTGGCCCAAGACATTGCCGACAAGTCCGTGGACCTTCAATCCGTGCTGCAGGCCAGCAACCCGGCGCAGGCGCAGGCCGGGCAAACGCTGCTGGACCGGCTGCGCCACGGCTACGCGGACAGCGCAACCAATGGCCAGGCCCTGCAGCCCGGCGTGGCCTATCTGCTCAAGGCCGACGCCGCCTACAGCCGCGCCCTGCCCGCCGCCCCCGACCGGGGCGACACCATCGTGCTGCTGGACCCCTGGGGTCTGTGGCGCCTGGGGCTGATCACCATCGTGCGCGCCAACCCGCTGCACGAAATCAACCGCCGCAAGGATGACCTGATCCTTGATTACAACTGCTGGCACATCAGGCTCGTGTATGCCGGCGACAACCTGTGGCTGCTGGCTATGGGGAACGACACGGGGGGGGATCTATGAGGGCCAGTGACTTGGCGGGCACGCGAGCAATGGGGCCATGTTTGCCCATTACCTGCTTTGGGTCGATGACGTGGAAGGCCCCTGCCAACGGCATCCTTGAGATCCGGGCCATGGGCGCAGGTGGCGCTGGAGCGGCGCGAAGCGGCACGACCAATACCGTGACGGGCGGATTTGCCGGCAGCTGGGGCGCCAAGCGTCTGCGCGTGCGCGCCGGCGACCTGGTGGTGGTGGCCGTGGGCGCGGCAGGCGCAGTCGCAGTGGCAAACCAGAATGGAGGCGCCGGAGGGAATACCACCATCACCGTGGCAGGCGTCAGCTACGTGGCATATGGCGGACCGGGTGGGCGGTACGCACTCGCCAGCGCGGGCGCCATAGTCCTGCCCGCTGGGCCGGCACCTTCGGCCAACTGGGATATGGGAGCGGCAAGCGTAAGGCCCGGCATGCTTGTCGGAGGTGCCACCGGTGGCGCGGGCGTGGACATCATGGCCAAGGGTGGGGATGCAACCACCTCGGCGGCCATCAATGGCAGCGGCGGCGGCGGAACATCGGGGCCAGGTGCAGGGTTTGGTGGCGGCGGCGTGATGCCCAACAATGCGGATGCCACGGGAGCGCTCACTATCAACGGTGGCACTTTCTTCGATGCGTCGGACCTGGAATGGGGCATCAGCTTCTTTGGCGGCGGCGGAGGCGCCCAATCTGGCGGCCAAGGTTACCCAGGCGGCAACGGTGGCGGGGGAGCTGGCAGCAGTGGGAACCTCGCAGCCGGGAGAGGAGGCAATGGCGGTGGCGGTGGCGCTTCGGCAGGCAATGGCTTCGGCGGATCTGGCGGTCTGGGCGGCGGCGGCGGCGCGGGCGCAGGGGCGGGCTCAGGCGGCGACGGCTATGCGTTCCTGAAATTCTTCGCGGACAAGGGAGTTTGAAATGCCCATCATCGAAATCCTCAAAACCGGCCAAGTCGTGGACACCATCCGGGCCTCCGAAGACTTCGCACAGCAGCATTACCCGGGCGCCTGGCGCCTGGCCGAGCAGCAGGAGCTGCCCGCGCCCGCGCCGCAGATCCACCGCCATATCACCCCGCTGGCCTTTCGTCGCCGCTTCACCGGCGCCGAGCGCGCCGCCATCGAATGGGCCGCCGTGGACCGCGCTGATGCCACCAGCGGCGAACGCCAGCAGGCCGCCCAGCTGCGCAGCACGTTGAAGGACCAGGAGCTGGCCAGCTTCATCGACCTTGACGACCCGGACGTGGCGGCCGGCGTGCAGCTGCTGGAAACCGTGGGCCTGATCGCAGACGGCCGCGCGCTGCAGATCACGGACACGCCGCCGCGCCCTGACGAGCTGCCGGCCTGACCTGGCCGCGCCACCCGCACCACCACCGCAAGCCCGCCACTCGGCGGGCTTTGTCTTTGTGTCGCACGCCCAGCGACAGCGGCCATTTCTGGCTATTGCGGCTGGTGCCGAGCACCATAGGCTCATCTCGCGCGAGCCGCGCACCAGCAACAAACCCAGGGGCTCAAACAATGGCCACAGCAAGCTTTCACCATGGCGTGCGCGTCACGGAATTGACCGCAGGCACAACAGCGTTGCGCATCGTCTCCACGGCCGTGATCGGCATGGTTGCCACGGCCAACGATGCGGACGCAGAATTTTTTCCACTCGACACCCCTGTGCTGGTCACAGATATTCGGCGCGCGCTGGAGAAAGCCGGCACCAAGGGAACGCTGGCCCCGTCGCTGGAAGCCATCGAACAGCAGTGCCGTCCTGCAATGATCATCGTGCGCGTCGCCGATGGTGAAGGCGACACCGAAGAGGAACGCCAGGCCGACCAGATCAGCAAGGCCGTGGGAGACTACCGGAACGGCAAGCGCACGGGCGCCCAGGCCCTGCTGGATGCCCAGGCAAACCTGGGCGTGAAGCCGCGCATTCTGGGGGCGCCTGGTCTGGATGCAAAGCCTGTGGCGGAGGCCTTGACGGCCATCGGTGAAAAGCTGCGCGGCATGGTCTATGCCACGGCTTGGGAGTGTGAAGACGTGAGCTCTGCCCTGCTCTACCAGAACAGTTTCGGCAAGCGCGAAACCATGATCATCTGGCCCGACTACACGCGCTGGAGCACGGTCGAAAACAAGGGCATCGTTACCCCCGCTACCGCATACGCGCTCGGACTACGCGCGCGAATCGATGAAGAGCAGGGGTGGCACAAGAGCCTGTCCAATGTCCCGCTCAACGGCCCCACCGGAATCAGCAAAAGCGTGTACTGGGACTTGCAAGGCACCGACACCGATGCAGACCTGCTCAATGCCGGAAAGGTCACAACGCTGATCAATCAACAAGGCTACCGCTTCTGGGGCAACCGAACCTGCAGCACCGAGCAAAACTTTTCATTCGAGACTGCAACCCGCACGGCGCACATCCTTGCGGACACCATGGTGGAAGGGCATTTCGAGTACACCGACAAGCCCATGCATCCATCAATGGTGCGGGACATCATCGAGGGCATCAACTCGCGGTTTCGCACACTGCGCGCGCAGGGCTACATCCTGGGCGGTGAGTGCTGGTATGACGAGACGGTCAACAGCACGGAAACGCTCAAGACCGGAAAGCTGGTCATCGACTACGACTACACGCCGGTGCCACCGCTGGAAGACCTGGGATTCCGCCAGCGCATCACGGACAAGTACTACCTCGATTTCGCAAACCGCATTTCCGTCGGCTTGTAAGCACAGGAGCAAAACATGGCACTGCCACGCAAATTGATCAACTTCGCATTGTTCGTGGACGGCGTGAGCTATCGCGGCGAAGTCCCCGAGGTGAAGCTGCCCGAGCTGTCCCGCAAGCTGGAGGACTACCGAGCCGGCGGCATGGATGGCGAGATCGCCCTGGACATGGGCCAGGAAAAGATGGAAGCCGAGATCAAGGGCGCCGGTTTCCTCGATGGCCTCTCCGCCAAATGGGGCTCGCGCCGCCACGATGCCGTGATGCTGCGCTTTGCTGGCTCCCTTGCGCGCGACGACTCCGAAGGTTCACAGGCCTGCGAGGCCATCATGCGCGGCCGGCTGGCCAAGCTGGACAACGGCAGCCAGAAGGCCGGCGACATGACCGAGCAGAACTACACGTATGCGCTCAGCTACTACAAGCTGACCGTGGGCGGCCGCGTGCTTTTCGAGATCGACATTGTGAACATGGTCTGCATCGTGGACGGCCAGGATCTCATGGCCAGCGTGCGCGCCGATCTGGGCATCTGACCCCACAACCGGGCAACCACCTGCGGGCGGCGCCGCCCAACCCGGCCCGCCCGCTCCTTTTTGACATTCACGCGGGGAACACAACATGACAGGCAAGACCGAAGCTACCGACAAGCCGCAAGCTGCGGCACAAAACACCGTGGGCGGACGCCCTTGCGTCACCGTGACGCTGGAAACCCCCATCAAGCGCGAAGGTGGCGACCTGGCAAAAATCCAGATCATCAAGCCGCAGACAGGCGACCTGCGCGGCGTCTCTCTGGTGGATCTCATGCAGATGAACACCGATGCCATCGTCAAGGTGCTGCCCCGTGTGACGCATCCCAGCATCGTTCCCCATGAAGTCAAGGACATGGACATTTCCGATGTCCTGCAGGTCGGAACGGAGCTGGTGAATTTTTTGCTGCCTGCATCGGCCAGGGATCAAGCGAGCGTGTAGAGGACTACATGACCGACCTGGCCATGGCGTTCCACTGGCCGCCCTCTGCCATGTATGCCATGGAGATGGATGAACTGATCGACTGGCGAGAGCGCGCCGTCAAGCGTTGGAACGAAGTGCACGCGACCCCAAAGAAATAGCAGCAGGAGAACGCCGTGGACAGGCTCCGCCTAGAAGTCATCATGAGCGCGGTGGACCGCGTGACCGGGCCGCTGCGGCGCGTGGTTTCTGGCAGCTCGGCCACGTCGCGCGCGCTCAAGACCCTGCGCGACAACTACAAGCAGCTGGAGGCCCAGCAGGGCCTCATCAAGAATTTCCGCAACGCGCACAAGGCATCCGCCACCCTCACCGGCGAACTGGCCGCGCAGCGCGCCAAGGTGCGTGCACTCGCGGCAGAGCATGCAGCGGCCGGCAACGTGACGGCAGCGATGTCGCGCCAGATGGCCCAGGCCCAGGCCAGGGCGCGCGAACTGAAGGACCGATTCGCCCAGCAGCAGGCCGCATTGCAGGGGCTGCGCGACCGCATGGGCCAGGCAGGAATGTCCACCACGGGCCTGGCCGCCAAGGAACGCAGTTTGCGTGCCGACATGGAGCGCACCACGGCCGCCATGGCTGCACAGAAGACGCGCCTGCAGGCGCTGACCGATGCCCGGCAACGCGCTGGCCGCATGGCAGCCCGGGGCGCCGGCATGGCGGCGGCCGGCATGGGCAGCTACTACGCCACCAGCCGCGCCGCCCATGCGGCCACCGGCCTGATGGGGCAAAGCCGCACGGCGGCCGGCGAAGCCATCCGCATCCGCGCCCTGGGCCTGGAAGGCGAAGACGCCGGCAAGGCCATCGACTACGCGCGCAACTTCAAGAGTTACGGCACCAGCACCACGGACAACATGGCGCTGATGCGCGATGCCGTGACCGTCTTCAATGACTTCGACCATGCCAAGGATGCGCTCCCCTTCCTGGCCAAGATGAAGTTTGCGAACGAGGCCGCCTTCGGGGGCGAGCATGCCGCTGACAACGAGCGCAAGTTCATGGACATGCTCAAGGTCATCGAAATGCGCAACGGCGCCAACAACCGCGAGGACTTCGAGCGCAACGGCAACCTGGTGCAGCAGGTGCTGACAGCCACAGGCGGCCGGGTCGGCGCCGAAGACTGGCTCAACCTCATCAAGACCGGCGGCGTGGCCGCCAAGGGCATCAGCGAGAAGGAATTCTTCTACCGCCTGGAGCCGCTGGTGCAGGAAATGGGCGGCGACCGCGTGGGCACGGGCATGATGTCCGCGTACCAGAACCTGTACCAGGGCCGTACCACCAAGCGGGCGGCCAACATGCTGGATACGCTGGGCCTGATCGCCGACCCGTCAAAGGTCAAGCACGACAAGGTGGGCCAGATTGCCCAGCTCGGCGTTGGGGCACTCAAGGGCTCCGATGTGTTCCAGCGCAGTCAATTCGAGTGGCTGGAAACCGTGCTGGTGCCGGCGCTCAATGCCAAGGGCATCAAGAGCGAGAAAGAAGTGCTGGACGCCATCGGCGGCATCTTTTCCAACCGCAATGCGGCCGGCCTGTTCGCCACGATGTTCCAGCAGCGTTCCATGATCAACAAGAGCTATGCGCTGAACGAGCGCGCGGCCAACGTGGACACGCTTCACGGCATGGTCAAGGAAGGGCCGCGCGGCAAGGAAATCGACCTCGAAAAGCGCCGCGACGACCTCTATCTGCGCATGGGCGAGGCCGCCCTTCCCCTGTACGTCCAACTGCTGGAGAAGGTCACAGCGGTGACTGAGGCCGTGTCCAACTTCGCCCAGGCGCACCCAGGTCTGACCAAGGCGGTGATGTACACGGGGGCCGCATTTCTGGGCATCGGTGCCGTCCTGACGGCCCTGCTTATCCCCCTGGGCCTGCTGCTGGCCAAAGGCGCCCTGGTGCGCTTCCTGTTTGCCCGCATGTTCGGCGGAGCTACGGCAGCTGCAGTCGGTGGCAGGCTGCTGGCTCGGATCTGGTCAATGATGACCGGCGCCATGGCCAGGATGGCGCCTTGGGTTTCTGCTGTGGGGCGTGGCCTGGCATGGGTAGCGGGAATCATCCGCACGGCATTGGTCTGGGCCGCTGGAGCGGCCGGCCGTGCGTTGCTGTGGATTGGACAGGCGGCCTTGATCGTGGGCCGGTTCCTGCTGACATCACCACTGGGCATCGCAATATCGCTGATTGCCGGCGCGGCCTATCTCATCTGGCGCAATTGGGACTGGCTGAAAACCAACTTCCTGGCCATATGCGACGTGCTGGCCGACGCAGGCAGGCAGTGGTGGCGGGGAATTGAAGAGGGGTATGAAGCGCTCGTCCAGAAGATTGGCGGATGGAAGGACCACCTCTTCACCGCTGGCGGCAATCTGGTGGACGGACTGGTGGACGGCGTGCGCGCCAAGGTGGCCATGGTCAAGGAAGTGATGGGCGGCATGGCCGAGAGCGTGAAGCTCTGGTTCACCGAGCCCATGCAAATCCAATCCCCGTCGCGCGTGTTCATGCGCTACGGCGAGCACATCAGCGAGGGCGCGGCGCTGGGCATCGAGCGTGGCCAGGCGCTGGCGCGCGTGGCGGCCGTTGGCCTGGCCGGCATCACCATGGCGCCCATGGGCGCTGCAGCATCCACTCCCATGGCCAGCGGTGCCGCGCCGGGGGCGGCCGGCGGCCCCATCAGCATCACCATCAACGCTGCCCCGGGCCAGGACGCGCAGGCCATCGCCCGCGCGGTTTCCGCAGAACTGGACCGGCGCGAGCGTGACCGAGCATCGCGCCGCTACAGCCAACTGGCCGACATCGACTAGGAGCAACGCCCATGATGGCCGCCCTGGGGCAATTCGTTTTTGCCCTCGACACACTCGCATACCAGGAACTGCGCCGCAGCACGGCCTGGCGCCACCCCAGCAATAGCCGCGTGGGCGCCAGGCCAGCGCGGCAGTTCCTCGGCCCCGGTGACGAAACCATCACCCTCTCAGGCCTGCAGGCGCCCGAGCACTTCGGCAACCGCCGCACCATCGACAAGCTGCGGCAGATGGGTGACACCGGCGCCGCCTATGCATTGGTCAATGGCGCGGGCGAAGTGTTCGGCGCGTGGGTCATTGAATCCGTGGAGGAAACCGGCACCCTGTTTATCCGCGAGGGCCTGCCGCGCCGCATCGAATTCACGCTGCAGCTGGCGCGCGTCGATGACCGCCAGGCAGATCCATCAGGCGGCACAGGCGGCGATGGCGCGCCAGACGAAGAATGGGACGATTGGGATTGGTGGATGGAATAAGGCAGGGACATGGAAATTGATCTGCAAGACCCCGAGGGCGTCTACCAAAAGCCCGACTACCAGCTGCTGCTGGATGGCCGCAACATCACCCAAAACCTGCGCGGCCGACTCATCCGGCTGTCATTGCGCGAAAGCCGCGGCGAGAAGGCCGACCAGCTGGACATCGAGCTGGACGATTCCCGCGACAGCCTGGCGCTCCCGCCCGTGGGCGCCCGCCTGGCGCTGCAGCTCGGCTATACGCGCGGCGGCGGCTGGTGGGACAAGGGCGAATTCATCATTGATGAGATCGAGCACAGCGGCGCGCCCGACACCATCATGCTGCGCGCCCGCAGTGCAGAAATGCGCCAGACCTTGCGGCAGCGGGCCAGCAATAGCTGGCACGGCGCCACGCTGGGCAACGTGGTGCGGGACATCGCCAAGCGCAACGGCATGCAGGCCAATGTGGACGACGCCCTGGCCGGCCTGCCCGTGCAGCACATCGACCAGACCAACGAAAGCGATATGCACTTCCTCACGCGCCTCGGCCGACAGCACGACGCCGTGGCCACGGTCAAGAAGGGGCGCCTGGTGTTTTTGCCCATCGGCAGCACGCGAAATGCCAGCGGCAAGCAACTGGCCGCCGTGCAGATCCGCCGCCAGGACGGGGACCGCCACCGCTATCACACCGCAGCGCGTGATGCATACACAGGCGTGCGGGCCTACTGGCACGACAACGGCCGCGCATCCCGCCAGGCTGCCATCGACGGCGAGGAAGAAAACCTCAAGACCCTCAAGGACAGCTACGCCACCGAAGATGACGCCATGGCTGCGGCGCGAGCCGAACGCGGGCGCCTGCAGCGTGGAGCCGCTACGCTGGAGATCACCCTGGCCATCGGCGATCCATCGATCATGGTGCAATCGCCCGTCACCGTCAGCGGCTTCAAAGAAGACATCGACGGCGAGCAGTGGCTGTGCAAAACCGTGGAGCACACCCTGGATGACAACGGCCTGACCACGCGCATGGAGATGGAGCGTGCCGGCGGCGAAAAGACGCGGCAACCCGGCAAACGCTGGAGCAAATGACCGCCAGCGACACAGCCACAGATCCCGCCCAGCGCGGGATTTTTCTTGTGTGCCGCGCCCACATTTCGCCATGTGACAAAACCGCGCATTTCCCGACGATTCCCGACACCGAAACGGTCCAGCGAATCGGCTGCAAGGCGCCACCACGCCTTGCGCGCCAGCGTGCCGACACCCCCGACGAAAGCCACATGTTTAGCGCGCAGGTGCGGCGGGGACTCAACCGCGCGCCGAGGGGGGACATGGGGGCACGGCCGTACACACGCCCGTTGCCCAGCCGCAGCAGCACCCCTCAAGCGCGCAGGGCGGGCGCATACGGGCCTCGCGCACTGCTGTACAGGGGGCGCAGACCCCGGGGGAAATGCTTGCGTTGCAGGCGACTCAGACAGGCCGCAACAAATCCCTCAGCCTTGCGTGTCTCGAGCGGACGGCTCCTAACGCCCCTAAAATTTGCTTAGTCGCTCAACGCCTTCGAGATTCCGCGACCGAGCACTACGGCCCCCACCAACATGAACGAACAAGCGATCAAGACACTTTTGCAAGCCAGGCTGGCAGCATCGCCGCATGGCAAGGAGGCTGCGTTCATCTCTGAAATGTTCATCGATGACTTTTCAAGGCGAGCTGACTTGGTTATGGCGAATGGGAAGTTGGCCGCGTTTGAGATAAAAAGTGAATTCGATAGTTTGGATCGACTCGATGGTCAAATAAAAACCTATGTAAGACTGTTTGAACAAGTCACCGTTGTTTGCGCCCCTAAACATATCGCGGGTGTTCAGGAGAAAGTGCCAGAAGAAGTAGGCATATGGACGCTCACTCAAACCAACAGTTTTAAAATAATTCGTCACGCCAAGTACGTTCGACAAAAAATTCAAAGCATTTGGTTAAGTTTTCTGCCGGTTGATGAGATCAGAATTTTGCTCTCCATTCACAACATGCCAAAATATGGAACAAAAGATTTACTACTGGAAAGAGCGAAATTAATATCAACAAAAGATGTACGCGAATTCACACTGAATTTCTTAAAATACAAACGTGAATCGCGCATTGAGCAGAGAGTGAGCAAAAGAAAGCAAGTCAATTCAATTGGCAAAATTGATGCTTTCTTTTCCAATGATCTTTATGAGCCTTCCATAAATATCAAAGCAATTCCTCGACAGATCAACTAGCCGTCACTCTTCATACTCTTCATCCATCTGAAGATCAATTCTTGATTTGTAGTCGATTTGGCGTGAAATATGGATATTAACGCGAACAGATATCCATTTTGCGGGACTCTTACCATATGGGTCTCCATGAGCAGCCTCTACAATCTTCTGCTCACCCCATATATTCGAATTCTCCATGTCGTAAGCTACGCCATAAATTCCAAGAATTGCCCGGGCGCACTCAGAGTATGCCTGAGCGTTAGACGTTGATTGTCTTCTCTCAAAATACCAAGACGTGTACTCTGGAAAGTCGATTCTCGGGCTCCATTTCATGACCACCGGCCCGTCATCATAAACAACAGCATGAATCGAACCGTGATCGCCGTAAATTGCCACACGGTCTCCGCCTATGCGACTATGGAAATCACGCTCCAACATACCAATCGTCCCACGCATTTTCATTGCATCAGCAAACTGCAACGTACTACTAGGAAAACTTGTTGACAACACGCTAATCAACAGCCTAGGAAACTCAGTACGCAATCTATTAATTGTGGATATTGCTGCTGCCACATAAGCCGCCATGGCATCTCTAATATACTGGCAGTCAATAAAAACTATAGCGGAATTCGGATCCTTCAAAGAGCTAATAGCGCTGATAACTAAAGGCGTCTGACCAGCGAAATCCTGAACTCTAAAGGCCACAGATCCATACTCTTCCTCTATCGCACAAGCCTGCTGAACGACTTCGCGCACTCTCGCCCCTGGCGGTAGTAAAACAACAGGAATTGCGCCTTTACTCTTGTATGCACGAGAGAAGTCAAGCCAATTCTTAAAATTGTCTGCCGGGCTGCGCAAACTATTCCACTGATCTTCAATTTTTCTAGAATCAGTCGTCAAGTCCAAAAGAAAAGGTTTATTTCGATTAGCAGCAACGCATTTATCCATACCGGTGGATAGGTCGCTACTGCCGCGCCATTGCCCCAGAGTCAACAGAGGAACAATCTTGTCACGACGCGCAGAATCTATATTCTCGAGCCCTTCAAGCTCAGCAGCTCGAATTCTTAGCGCAGGATAATAGCCATATTCCGAGAATTTGATAGACATTATATTCACTCCGTAGCACGAGGGGCATTGGCATCAACTACCTCTCTGACCTTAGCAGGCTCCAGACTATGAAAAGCCGCAATCAGATCGAGAGTTCTATTTCTACGTGTAAGCTCTTGCTTTAGTCCATATATTTTTTCATCTTTAGCTTCTATCACCCCTTTTAAAACCCCAACCTCTTGCTTAAGATTACTTAAATCGGAAGTTTGAATTTCACCATACCGCAAAACTCTTGACAGTAAGAACACAGACAGGAAGGCCGACAACCACCCAGACGTATACAACCCGACCTCTCTCCAGTCTGCCGCGGCTTGCCACCCTAAAATTATTCCTACAACAGCAAGAATAACGGATGAAATTCCATATATATGCGCCATAGATCGATCTGTCAAAACACCCTCCTTCTTACATCACTTAATAACTACTAGCCACCCTTAGAATCTTTCAGAATCTTCTGAACCATAGAAGCCACTTCACCAAGAACCTTAATATCGAAATTTCCTTTGCTCACAGCACTATATCTCTCTGGCCAACAAAAATCCCGTGCTAACGCTGTTCCAAGTTGAGCTTCTAGCACCTCAGATGAGGAAGAGTCATCGCTAGCTAGCTTTAACAATATGAATTTATCGAAGATTGCTTTAATTTTCAACAATTCAGTAGCACTATCAATGAAGTTGCGATACTGCTTCAGAAACCAGGCACTGATCAGCTCAACAGCAACGAATAAAGAACCACAAGAAACTATTCCATAGATATGAGCCGTCTGAAATTCTTTGGAATAGGCAATATAAATTTGCCAACCAAAAATCGATGCAAGGAAAAATATTATTCCTCCTCCTGCAAAAACAACGCCTTTATCCAACAATGCGGAGGCCTTAGCGTCGTATGTTTCTGCCTGCTGTTGCAACGACGTAGATATCTCTTCTATCTTTCCCGAAAAATCAATAATCTTCTCTTTAGGGATTTCGCCTGGAAATGGCCAAGCCTCTTGAGGCGCCAATCGACTTCTTCGAGACGCACGGCGCAAGAAGTCCACATCTGCTATTTTTCTTGCGGCACTTAAATATGCAAAAATCCCGTAAACAGCAGCCCCAACCCCAGAAAGCATCATCACGTTCTTCTCAAGAAACTTGAATAATGAATCAGCCCCATAGTAGCTATAAAAAAATCCAAAAACTGCGACAAAAATTCCACAAATTGCAAAAATAATAGAAGTATTTTGACGACTATTTTGACTATTAATTCTATGCAGCTCGGCCTTTTCGCCCTCTAACTGCATTTTTTCGAACAATTGCTCTTCAAGCTTTATCTTTTCAATTGCTTCTTTTATGAGATCTTCATTGCGATGTTCACGAGCAGAACCATTGGTATTGTCAAGCATAGGAGTACAGATCAGAAAACACAAACAGCAATCTAAAACCGCCGCCCATTCCACCCATAAACAACCCGCCCACAGATCCGCACCTGATGCGATCCGTTGAGCACCTCCACAGTGCGCACATTCGGGTTGTCGCTCGTCACCTCCAACTGCCCATCAATGCGCCGCGTCACACGCTTGATGAAAAGCTGCTCATTGGCAACCAGCACATAGACGCCATCCACATCCGCCGCCGTGCAATCCGTATCGACCAGCGCAAAGTCGCCGGAATGCAGCGTTTCGCCCATCGAATCGCCGTAGGCATGCACCAGCCGCAGCGCCTCTGGCCGTGAACGCGGCAGGTTGAGCGCTACCCAGTTCCGCGACACAGGCACATTGCCCAGGATCACATCCCCGGTCTGCAGATCGTTGCCCGGCCCCATGCTGCCGGCAGCGGCAATCAGCGGCACCAGCACCACGTCCGCTTCATCGGCAGGCGCAGGTGCTGGGCCAGAAAGCTGGCGCTTTGGAGTACGTGGCTGCGCCACATCACTGGAGAGTGCGGAACCCTCACCAGAACGAACCCCGGTGAACAAGTACCCGACATCAATACCTTCAGCGAGGACCGCTGCCAGGTAGTCGGAATCGGGCTTCCGTGCCCCTCGCTCGTAGTTGCCCTGGGAGTCCACCGTGACGTTGCCGAGCGCAGCGAACTCTGTCTGGGTCATGCCCAGGCGTTTGCGCTCTTCACGCAAGCGATCCGAAAAAACTGACATACGTACAGAATCAGTTGACAAACGTACAAATGACCATAAAAATACAGCCAACCCTTAACAAAACCGACGAACGACCATGTCACTCAAGCCACCAGGCCCGCCGTCTGCTCCCGACATCGTCGGCGTCCTCGACTTCAGCATCGGCCTGACAGCCGCACATGTCGCCGATCTCGGCCACGACGAACTGGCTCACCGCGCTGCCCTTGTCGCCATCGCACTGCAATGCGCCATGAGAGAGCAATTCCCGGGAGCCACTCTGCGCATTGAAACCAGGGACGACCTGGACCAGCGTCGCGGCTCGAATACCTGGACAACTGCCTTATTCATGAGCGCACTGAGCAGCGAGATGGACAAGCTTGGCGCAGCAGTCAGCCCATCTCCATGCGGCTTTTCAAACGGGGATCACCCGGTTCAAAGCCAAACGGCGGCGTCTTCTCAATCTGTTTAGCAACCCGAAGAAGTGCCAGGTAGGTATCAAGGAAATCAGAGTTGATGACTTGATCCATTGCGATGCCCTCGGCGCGCGTTTTGGATCCCACCAAAGCAGCAGCTGCCTGAAAAACCTGCCAATTGATTTCCATATCACCTCCCTCGTTAACAAACGTTATGGATCGTACATGAACACCGCAACGCAACCCACCCCCGCCAAAGCCGACAAGGCCGATGTCATCTGCTACACGCGCATGCCCAAGGCATCCGTTGAAGAGGGCAAGAGGTTCGCTGAGCGGGAATGCCGCTCCTTCGCCAGCTTCCAGCGCCTGATGTACCTGCGCGGGCTGGAGGCCTACAAGGCCGACCTGGCGCGGGTTGCTGCGAGTTCTTGAGTCCATGCCTTGCATGTTGCCCACGCCGCCGCACAAGCACACGCAATTCATGTTGTGCGGCGCTGCGCGGTTCGGTACAGCCCTCCACCCCTGACCAGAAGCACAAAAAAATGAACACCACTCGCATATCGCACGGCACCGGCACCATCGAGCGCGTGCTGCGCCACAGCCTGAGCCAGCCCGGCGGCGAAGTGCAGGAGGCCGCAGGCTGGGACAGCCCGGCCGTCAGCCGCTTCCTGTCGGGGCAGCAAGGTGTGCCCATCGGCAAGATCGACGCCGTGGTCAGCGCAGCCGGCTATGTGCTGGTCAGCCGCAAGTACCTGGACGCCATCGGCACGCTGGGCGAGGTCGGCATGTACTGCCACTGCGCCAGGGCCGGCGGCGGTGAATGCGGGCGCATCCGCGGCGAATGAACAGGGAGCCCAGCATGCAAGCGGCAGCGATCAACCAGGGCGCCATGCTCGCGGCGCAGGCCCAAGAGGGCCGAAAGAGCGGGCGCAAGGTGCGCAGCGAGGGCACGCGCATGGCCTGCCCCCACTGCAGCGCGCAATGCACGATCCGAACCAGTTGGCTCATGTCCCGCCTGATGCGCGAGCTCACCTACGCATGCACCAACCCGGAATGTGGTCACACCTTTGTGGCCATGACCGAGATAGTGCGCACGCTCAGCCCCAGCGCCACGCCGGACCCCAGCGTGCAACTGCCCCTGTCCAGCCATGTGCGCCGAGACGGCATGCGCGTGGTGCTGGACAACGCCGCAGAGTCCGAGCACCAGCCGCGCTACACCCTGCCTACCACGGGCGATCTGTTCGCCGGGCCGCCGCCAGAGCCCGATTGACGCCATAGGCGCATAGCGCCGCCCCCTCTTCCTCCACCTGCTGACAGAGCCCGATTTCCGGGCGCTGCGGCCCTTCTCACGCCTGAAAAACCCAAGGACCTCATGAGCAGCTATGCAATCACCCATGTAGACGCCCAGCGCGTGCGCCGCCACCTGGTGATCGGGGCAGCCAATCGCGCCATGGCCTGGGAGTGCGCCGAACGCCTGTATGGCTCGGCCTGGTTCATGTCCTGCAAAAAGGCCTGAGCCCCCGATGAACGCCCCTTTGCGCAATGGCTTGGTGATGCTGCCCCAGCACCAGATGGCCATGCCCCCTGCCGATGAGCCGGACCTGTGCCCGCTGTGCGGTCTGGTGCACATGCCCGAGCCCGCGGCTACGTTGGCGCCTGTGCGTGCCGATGTGCTGCCCAGCGCAGCGCTGCAGTTGCTGCGCATCACCACAGACGCCTGGACGCCGCTGCACCAGCATGACGCCGTGCCCATGCCTGCAGACGTGCGCAAGCAGCTGGCCGCGTTGCGCGAGCAGTACCGCAGGCAATCGGGCGCGGGCTACATCGACGCCGAAAACCAGGAATGGTTCAGCATGCCCGAAGACCTGCGCATGGCCATCCTGCTGCTGGCCAACGTGGGCGGCGACCTGCGTGCGCTGGCCGACCGGGATTGGCGCGAGACGCCGCCGCCCGAACGCGCGGCCATCAAAACCGTAGCCCGCTCTTTGAAGCGGCACGCCGGGCGCCTGGTGGCGCTCGCCAGCCTGTGGTGATTCGCCATGGCTGTCTCTCCCATCCCCCGCAAGCGTGTCACGTCCAGCTTTTCGGCGTGGCTCAACAGCCGCCCGAAGCCGGGGCATGTGCAGTACCACCTGCAGCGCATCGTCGAATCCGCGCCGCGCGAGTGGCAAGGCGCGATCCGCTCCCGTTTCCTGAAATCGGCCCCCTTGCCGCCTGCCGGCGTGGCCTTGGACTCCGACGCCTATGCACGCTGGTATCTGGGCCTGCCCAGCGAAAGCGAACAGGCATGGATGGATCTGCAGGAGCTGGCCGACTATGAGGACCGCTACGGCGACGCGCTGCGCCTGAACATGGGCGACGGCGAAATCTGCACCTGGGCGGCCAAGCTGGCCGACGATGTGGAAGAGTTGGAGAACCGCTGCATCGCCATGGGCGGCGGCCTGCCCGAGCGCCTGGCGTTGGTGCACGGCATCGTCCACCTGATTGGCGTGGATGAGGGCAAGCCGCTGGATGGCGAACCGGCCATCGCCCGCGCCAAGTGCGCGCGCTGGTGGCGCCGGCGCCTGCGCCGCCACATCGCCCGCGTGGTCGAAGCCGGGGCCATCAGCATGGGCCTGGTCCACCTGAACAGCGGCGGCTACGTCAGCCACAGCGGCCTCAAGCGCCGCAAGGGCCAGCTGGCGCGCAATGCAGAGGCCCTGGGCCGCACGCTCTACAAGAACGAGGCCGGGCAGGTCTACAGCCTGGCCGAGCTGGCCGCGCTGAGCACCTCCAACCCCAGCGTGCGCGGCGGCGAGCTGATGACACGCATCCGCGGCGCGGAGGAATATGCCGACGCGCACGGGCATCTGGGCCTGTTCCTCACGCTGACATTGCCCAGCAAATACCACGCCATGCGACTGATGGGCAGCGGCGCAAACCGCTGGGCCGCGCGCAACCCCAAGCACAACGGCGCGACACCGCGCGAAGGCCAGCAATGGATGCTTGCGCAGTGGAAGCGCGTGCTGGCCAAACTGGACCGCCAGCAAGTCAAACGCTACGGCCTGCGCGTGGTTGAGCCGCACCATGACGGCACACCGCACTGGCACATGCTGGTCTGGGTCGAGGGCGATGCCCAGGCGCGCACCCTGGTGGACACCATCCGCAAATACTGGCTCAGCGAAGACGGCAACGAACGCGGCGCCAAAGAAAACCGCGTAGATGTCAAGCGCATGAACGCCGGTGGCGCAGCCGGCTACGTGGCGAAGTACATCGCCAAGAACGTGGGCCACCACGCCCTGGCCGAGCACCTGGATGTGGTGCAGGGCCAGGAAATCCAGATGGCTCTGGGGCTGGACAGCCCCAACCAGCCTGCCAGCCCCGAAGCACTGGAGTCCAATGGCCTGGCCGCCCAGCGCCGCGTGGACGCCTGGGCCGCGACGTGGAACATCCGCCAGTTCCAGGCCTTCGGCATGCCCAGCGTCACGGTCTGGCGCGAACTGCGCCGCGTCAGCAAAGACCAGCCCGAGCAGATCGAACTGTTCGACCATGAGGCCAAGCGCAACATCCAGCGCGCCTACCAGGCCTGCCACCGCCACGGCGACCTCCGCGCGGACTGGCGCGCCTTCATGGAATCCATGGGCGGCCACGGCTGCAAGCGCCAGGACTGGCTGCTGTGCCCCGCCCGACGTGCGCCCAAGGATGGCGCCACCAACATGTATGGCGACCCCATCACGGCAGGCCCCGTGCGCGGCGTGCAAGTGCAGCGTGGCCGAGCACGCGGCCACTGGCTCGTAAGCCGCCGCATTGCCTGGGCGCACTGCACCGATGCAACGCCGGCAGTCCACGCCGCAGGCGTGGCTGCTGATGCCGATGGAGTCATCCACAGCGTTGGCCAAGAGGCGCAGACACGGCGCCCCTTGGGCGCCGCTTGGACTGGTTTCAATAACTTCACGGCCCGGCTCCAAAGCCAGAGCGTCCGAGACCTTTTTGGCCGTGGACGGCATGAGGCCGAGGACTGGAGCAGCCCTTTGAGCCCGGATTCAGTGCTCTACAGGCCCGCTACCGCCACCGCATCCCCCGCTTCTTCTCGTTGTTCCTGAAAAGGAGGTCTACCCGTGTCCGCATCCATCCCCCACGCCCGCCGAACGGACCCCACCGTGCACTGCTGGGCCCGGCCGCTGCACGGCGGCTACGTCAACGCCGTAGGCACGACGCCCGAGCACCTGGCACGCGTGTTCGCCGCCGAGCGCGAGCGCATTGCCGCACTGGCCAAACCGCGCCGCCGGCGCGCTGCGCGCCCAGCACCACCCATCCCCCACCCTGCCCAGCTGTCGCTGGTCGCCTGATCACCACCATCACTACCGAGGACCGCCATGCATCTGCACAACATCACCACCGCGCACAGCTACCGCGCAATCCTGATCCCCGAGGACGCCTGCCCCGAAGAACTGGAGCAGCTGGCCGACGCCAAGCTGCTGCCTGTGCTGCAGCTGAAAGCTGCCAGCGCATCCCACGCCACCACCAGCGCCTGCGCCGCCAGCGGCCGCCCCGTGCTGCGCGTCGAGCGCGTGGAGACCTGAACCATGGCCCAGCCACTGCCCGAACTGACTCTGAGCCAGGTGATGGAGCGCATCAAGGCCGTGCGCCAGCGCCTGACCCGCGAACTGGAGAACACGCCAGTGCGCGAGTGGGGAGCGCAACCCGTCCGCGAACTGCGCAACCACGAACAGGAATTGCTCACTGCGCTCATGGTGCTGCGAGACCTGGCCAGCGACCAAGGCGCATTTACAGCCATGCCAGAGACAGGAGACCCGAAGTGACCCGAAACGAATCCAACCAGATGATCCTCAACTACCCACCCGCGGGCCTGAGCCGCGAACTGGCCGCCGAGTACGTGTCGCTTGGCCTCACCACCTTTGAAGACTGCGTGCAAAAAGGCATCGCGCCGAAGCCACGCCAGATCCCAGGCCGGCGCCGAGTCGTTTGGCTGCGCTCAGATCTGGACGCCTGGCTGCAGGGGCTGCCCATCTCCACGCAGCTGCCGCCAGAGAACTGCGGAATCAAGCGCAGCCGCCTGACCAAGGCCCAGGTCATCGCGCAGCAAGTTGCTCCCAGTGTTCCGAAAGCTTTGTGAGCCATGTGCGCCGCTCCGCATCGTAGGAGTGCCGGTTGTAGGTGCCCACGATGCCGGCGGGCAAGTGGCCGAGCACTGCCTCGGCCACGCCATCCTGGCAGCCCAGAGCCGCCAGTTGCGTGCGTACCGTGCGCCGCAAATCGTGGGGCGCCCAGGGGTCCATATCCAGAACCCGCTCGGGCGCGTAGTTGTAGCGCTTGACCACATCGGGCCGGCTGGTCCAGACCGCCACGCCGATCAGCTTCTGCTCCACATGCATCAACTTGGAGCCAGGCCGGGACGGAAATAGATACCCGGCCCCATAGGCACTGCGCCGACGCCTGACAACGTCCAGAGCTCGGCCCACCAGCGGCACGCGCAGGTCGGTCAAATTCTCATTGCGCGCCATCTTTTGCTTTTCGCGCGGCACGGTCCACCACCAGCCATCGGCCTCCTGCCCCACCTCATCGCCGGTCATGGCGATGATTTCGGCGCCACGGGCGCCCGTCCACAGATACAGCGTCAGCAGGTCCGCCACCATGGCCGAGAACCTGGGCAGATGGGCGATCAGCTGTGCGACCTCACGGCCCTGCAGCGTTCTGAGCTTCACGCCCTGGTGCTTGCCGTCCACGATCTTCCCCCGGCTGCGTAGCTTGCCGCGCAGCACCTGGCGCCACCAGTTCGGCGTCTCTTCGGGCACCCTGCCCGCGTCAAGCGCATAGTCCCAGGCCGCGCCAAGCTCTGAGCGAAGGCTGTTGGCCAGCACGGGCGTCTTGACGGCCACGCCTTCCAGCAGCGAGAACGCCATGCTGCGCCCAACGTCTGCCGGCTCCAGAGCGTGAATCTTGGTGGTGTAGTTGACCAACAGGCGCCGCGCTTCGGCGCTGCCCTTGGGCTTTCGGTGCCGCTCAACATGCCCCTGCAGGTAGTCCTCAATCAGCTGCCGCACGGTATAGATGCCGTCGCGGCCCCGCACATCGGACCGGGCCTGGGCGACAGCGGCTGCGCGCCGCTTCTCCCTGGCCAGATCCTCACCAGCATCTCGTCTTCGCTTGAGCTGCTCCCACACAGCGAGTGCGCTGGGGTAGCTCATCTCGGGCCATTGGCCCATGGCAATCTGGCGCATGCCGCCGTCCACGGGGCTCTTGTACCGATATGTCCATGTGCGCCGCGTGGCAGTGGCCACCAGGCGAAGGCCCGGGGCGTGATCGACAATAATGTGCTCCCCCGGCTCCAGCGACTTGGCCCGGCGTGCGTTGAAACTCAT